AGATGGTAAATCCGCCTCTGAGTGCGCCACCTTCGGTACGTAACGTTCCCATTTCCTCTCTACCAGGAGGTTTGAATATCTTCGATGGTGGAAGTGGCCAAGAGATTAAATCGTTGTATAGGATTGATCTTCGGCTTGGAGAATTGAAGGAAGACATGGATCGCGTCGAAGGACGTATTGATGATGCTTTCTTTGTCGATCTCTTCCTGGCCATCTCCAACATGGATGGTATTCAACCGCGCAACGAATTGGAATTATCAGAGCGGAATGCAGAGCGCCTGTTGCAATTAGGGCCAGTGTTAGAGCGTATGCAGTTTGAATTCCTCGATCTGTTGGTCGAGCGTACCTTTAACCAGCAACTTCGGGCTGATCTATTGCCACCTCCGCCCCCGGAACTGCAAGGGTCAACTCTGAAAGTCGAATATATTTCTTCGCTGGCGCAAGCACAGCGGGCTGTAGACACTCGCTCCATTGATGCTCTTACTACTTTCCAGGCCGGTCTCATACAGGCGGGACTGTCAGATGGAAAGAAGTATAATGGGGATTTAGCAATTGAAGCCTATAGTGACTTGTTGGGTACGCCGCCTAAACTCATGGTGCCTCAAGAGCAAGTGGATCAGCAACGTGCTGCTGAAGCTCAAGCCGCGCAACAGCAAGCCCAATTGGAGATGGCGACGAAGGCAGCGGGTGCGGCCAGAGATGCTGGTCAGGCAGCGCAAGCTACGGGTAACGTCGATCTCGATGCGAATTCGCCTGTGACTGCAGGAATTGACAATCTGAATGAAAACTTGGCGGCTCAAGCTGCTCAACAGTAGGAGAAGATATGGGGGATGTAGGAGATGAAGCGGAAGTCATATCGAAGAAATCTGCCTATAAACTGAAACAAGAAGATGAAATTCATCAACTATATGAACTTTTAGAGGATTATAAATTTCGTGCCTTTCTGTGGCGTGTTCTTGAAAAGTGTAATATCTATAGTAGCGCTCCAATTACAGGGATAGATCGCTTTGAAGGTCAGCGAGATGTTGGATTGAAAATTCTTGATGAAATCTTTACAGCAAACCCTGAAGGTTATACAATTATGAGAAGTGAAGCTGAGAGTAGAAAACAAGGGTCAATCGTGACTGCAGTAAAAGGAAAGAAATGATGGCGGAAGAAAATTTAGTTGAAGGGGATGGCACTGAGGAAGACAGTGCTCCTGAAGGGAATACGGTTCTCACGGCTGAAAAAGATGAGGACGTAGAAGACACTGCCAGCGTTGGCGGTGATGCTGACCACGACACCGACGAGAAATCCAAGGACGGCGTAGCCGACGAGGATAAGGCCGGTGCCCCAGCCGACTATTCGGCGTTTAAGCTGCCCGAAGGTATGGATATGGACAACGAGGCGCTTGAGGCATTCTTGCCTTTGGCGGCAGAGTCTAAGTTGACACAAGAACAGGCTCAAACGTTTGTTGATCTACAGACCAAAGCGGTAGAGAAGACTCTGAAGAAGCAGGCAACTATGTGGACAGATCGAGTGGCTGAGTGGACTAAGGCTGCGGAGAATGATGAAGAGTATGGTAAGGGTGAATATGATAAGAGCATTATGATTGCCCGTAGTGCCATGCGCAAAATCGGCGGTCCTAATCTTGCGAAAGCCTTGGAAGACACCGGGACGGGAAACCATCCTGAAATTATCCGGCTGTTGTATAGGCTGGGTAAAGCAATTGGAGAAGATAACCTCGACTTCGGGGGTATTAATCCTGGCGGGCAGAAGACGCTCGCAGAACGGATGTATCCTGATCAAGGTAAGTCGGCGGCGTAATCTTCTCTTCGATCTTAACTCGAAAAGAAGGGCATTGAAAAATGGCTACTCTTAGCGTTTCTAACCCGACTTTACTGGATTTGGCGAAAGTTACTGATCCAGATGGTCAAATCGCTGCGGTAGTCGAAATCCTCAACGAAACAAATGAGGTTCTCGATGAGATGTCGTGGGTTGAAGGCAACCTTCCCACGGGTCACCGCACTACACAACGGTCGGGCATTCCTGCTCCGACATGGCGTAAGTTGTATGGCGGCGTTGCGCCTAACAAATCGACCACGGTTCAAGTGACCGACAACACGGGTATGCTAGAAGCATATGCGGAAGTTGACAAAGCTCTGGCTGATTTGAACGGCAATACGGCGGCATTCCGCTTACAAGAAGACAAACCGCATATTGAAGGTATGAATCAAGAAATCGTTGATACGTTGTTCTATGGCGATGAAGCCACAGAACCGGAAGCTTTTACCGGCTTTGCGCCTCGCTTTGCAAATCTGACGGCTGACGAGAATTCTGATAATATCATCAATGGCAGCGGTTCCGGTTCCGATAATGCCAGCATCTGGCTGGTTGTGTGGGGGCCGAATACGGTTCATGGAATTATCCCCAAAGGCTCTATGGCTGGCCTCAAGGTCACGGACATGGGCGAAGTTACTTTGGAAGATGCTTCTGATGGTAGCAATACTGGCCGTATGCAAGCTTATCGAACTCACTATCGCTGGGATGCGGGCCTCTCGGTTCGCGATTGGCGGTATGTGGTTCGGATTGCCAACATCGACAAGTCGCTACTGAGTCAAACCTTCACTTCTGGAGCTTTTTCCTCGGGTGCGCACTTGACTGATCTCATGTTCCAGGCTTTACGACTGATCCCGAATATCAATGCGGGCCGTCCGTCGTGGTACATGAGCCGTGACATTGCTTCCTGGGTTGCACGGCAAAGTGCAGCTATGGGTAACGCTAATGTCGTTACGATGGATAATCTTTCGGGCGACATACGTCACACAGAGCGATTCCACGGCATTCCCATGCGGCGTTGCGACAGCCTCTCGGCTGACGAAGCGGCGTTAACGTAAACCACTAGCAAAACGGAAGGTTAACATTATGTGGTTAGATGAACGAACTGAGTTTTGCGACAACGTGGACGTTTCTGCTTCGGCAGGCACGGTTCTTATTGGTGATGTCATCGATAGCAGCGTTGCTCGTGATCTTGGCAATGGCCAACCCGTCTATCTCGTGATCCGCACAGGCGGCACGGAAATTATTACGGGTGGCTCAGCTGGTACTCTTCAGTTTCGATTAGTATCGGATGCGGCTGCGGCCATTGCTACTAACGGAGATGCTACTGAGCATTTTCGCACGGATACTTTCGTCACGGATGACAGCGCGGCTAATTCTGCTCTGTTTAATGCTGGCGGATTGATCTATCACGGTGCTCTGCCGCTGGAAGGTCCAGCTTACGAGCGCTATGTCGGCATCCTCGCTGTGACTGCCACCACTACGACAACTGCCGGGACGGTTAACGCCTTTCTGACACTTGATCCGGGTAAGTGGAAGTCCTACGCTGACGCCACTAACTAAGGCTTGAGCGAGGAGGGAGTTTCGGCTCCCTCTTCGACAGTCTTCTGAAAAAAGAAGGATGATATGAAAGTACGATTTCAGAATAATTTCATAGTGCCGGGGTTTGGAAGACGAAGGTTTCAACAGGGTGTCTGTATGGACGTTCCTGATGCTCTTCGCAATCATCTCCCTTCGACGGCAGATATATTACCTGACGATTTTGAGGAAGATAATACTTGGCAGGCTCACGAAGATGAAGCCATGACCCAGTATGCGCAAGAGCAGGCAGAGGCAGAACGCACACGACAAGCGATGAATGCTTCTGGCATGGACGGCTGGGCTGATGAGACTGATCCCACAGCGGGACCACAACTTGTCTCTGAACCTGAAGAGCCTATCGAAGAATGGGAGTTTAAAGGGCAGATTTACAAAACGGAAGCTGCCATGAAAGCTGCCATCACTCGCGCAGAAAAAAAGGAAAGTGAATGATGAATACTTTCATCAAAACTACACTGGCTTTTGCCTTAGCGGCGGTCTTTTCGTGGCCGACTGTGGCAAATGCTGGCTTTGGTTATAAAATCGACGCTGCGACTGTCGATGATGTAACTACAACTACTTGTACTACGGGCCGTAACCAGACTGTGACGGGCTTCGGAAACGGAGTTAGCATGGATCAGGTTTGGGCTTTGGAAAAGGAAGTTGGCTCCCCAGGTTCGGGTGCTTTTTCTGTAATCTCGGGTTACGCTGATGTTTTCCCAACTGCTAACGGCGCTGCTGCTGTTGGTGGCGTAACACAAGTTACTCGTTACACTTCAGAAGAGCCTGCTTGTTTCCGTCTGCACATGACTACAGATGGCGGCGGCACTGGCCAAATCCAGTTGGCTACCAATCGGGATGGCAGTACTTCTTATCCCGGTAATTCTACTCACTGGCGGATATACGATGACTTCTATGCTGGCGTTGTACCTATCACTACAGGACATGCAACCCCTAGCTACATCGTGCATCTTGGTGATGGTAATGCCGTTTTGTCAGTTATCGAAGGCGAACCTGAAGGCACTATGACCTTCAGTGGCGGCGACGATGGCGATGATACGGATCTGTCCACAGGTAGCCTTGGTCTTTTGATCACCGGCGCTCTGATCAGTGATGGAGTGACGGCTATGGAGATGCGTGTCTCTGCTAGCCAGATCGCAGACAGCAACTTTGGCTTTGGCCTCGTTGATGTGATCTCTGCGGCTA